TGATAACATCCCAGTTTTTGACAATTTGATATATTAAATAACCTATAGCGGCTGCGGCTGCGGCAATCGCTATAACTGTTAAACCTACCGGGCCTGTCAGTGCGGCAAAGGCGGTGCCGAGTGCAGGCAGTATTCCTGAGAGGGTGCTGGCAAAAGTTATAATAGAGCCTATCGCACTGGTTACCGCTCCCAACATGATAAGCAAAGGACCTATTGCCGCTGCCAACATTGCTATAATAACGATAGCTTTTTGAGTCTCTGGACTTAATTGGGAAAACCCTCTAACTATCTCTGCCAGGCTGGCCAGCAATGGAACGATTATTGGAAGTAATATCTCTCCTATATCCGTAGCAAGATTTTTTATTTCCGTTGTAAGAGTTCTTATAGAACCAGAAGCTCCCTCGGCTTCTCTTGCCGCCTGTCCCTGCGCCGCGGCAGTCTGTTCCATGATGAGTGCAAGAGTAGCCGCCTGTTTTGCGGCCAGGCTCATTTCTCCTTTACCTGAATATAACCCCATCCTAAAAGCTTTTGTTTTTATCGTGGCATCGTTGACTGCCATACCGTAGTTGTCCAGCATGGTGTTATTGCCCTTCAACGCGCCGGTCAGGGCTCTTACCGCGTCTTGAGTTGTACCGCCATACATGGCAGCGAGGTCTCCGGCCAGCTCAATAAGAGTTTGGGCCTGTTTTGCTGCTACTCGTTCAGATAATCCCCCAATATTGATCAGCATTGAGCCCATTATGTTGGCATATTCAAGGGCCTCAGCTTCAGCTATGCCGTAGTAACTTGGGAGGCTGTCTGCCCACTCTTTTACAACATCGGCGGCATCTTTATAAATCTGCTCTGTTGCTCCCATAGCATCCTGCAGATCAGCCGCCATCTTAAAAGATGCCGTTCCAGCAGCTACAATAGGAGCAGTGACATACATAGACATACTCTTGCCGATGTCGGTCATTTTTTTGCCGGCGTCCTGTAGCTTTTTTCCAACCTGCTCGGCAGTCAGTCCGGTTTCTTTTAATTGCTTTTCAAATTTCTTTAATTCCTGTTCAGCCTTGACTACTTCACGCTGGAAAGCTCTATACTGCTCTTCGTTAATTTCACCTTTGCGGAATTGTTCGTTGACCTGCTCCTGTGCGGTTTTTAAACGATTAAGCTTTTCTCTTGTGTTTTCGACAGCTTCTGCAAGAAGTTTCTGTTTTTGAGCCAGAAGTTCTGTGTTTTTGGGATCAAGTTTTAGGAGGCGTTCGACCTGCTTTAACTCTGACTGGACATCACGAGTCTTTTTATTTACATCCTCAAGAGCTTTATTAAGCTTTTGCGTATCTCCGCCGATCTCGATTGTAATACCCTTAATTTTACCGGCCATTTCTCTTTCACTGCCTTTATGGTATAATTTGGCTATCAAATAAAAGAAGGAGGTCGTATTATGTCAAAGTCCGAAAAGTGGGAGCCGTGTCCCAGGTGCGGAAGCAACCGCGTCGAATCACGCGGAGGATGTTTCTTCTTTTTAGTTGGACTCGCATTAACCGGTATAAGTATCTGGCTATTGATTATCCCGCCAATTGGAATAATAGGTATTATTACAGGAATACTGTTAATGATCATTTCACCGTTTGCGAAAAACATGCTTCAGTGTCAGGATTGTAAAAAATCGTGGAAATATCCCGCTGAAAATAATCCTTATAAAAAAATTGAAAATAAGATCGATTAAAACGCATCAAAATCCGCTTGGGTCGCCATTCTTACGCTGTCCTCTTTTTCATCGTCGCCTAAATGCTCATTATTGTAAGTAACAATATATCCAAGTATCATTCCAAGTGTTAAATTCTCAAAATCACGCAAGGTTAAGCCCCTTTCGAGCGCCCGAAGCATTACTANCTCCGTTGTTAGCTCGAAGGGGGTGTTTTCGTCTGCGNTATCTATTTTTTTTTACTCTGCACNGTGGAAGTTAAGCAGCTTAAAATCATGTCTGTTAATTCCGGCAAAATATCAACCATAGGAAACTCNCTGAACGTNTCCANCCANTCCANNGGNGGCNNNATNNNNGGGTCTGCAGTTTTGGCTAATGTCCAAGCAAGATTAAAAAATACTTCAAGATCCAGCGCATCAATGTTTTTTATCTGGTTCTTCTTATCTATGACGCCCTGTAGTTTTAGAATATCCTGCAGGGCGTCCCGCCCGAACTGTGCTTTATAGCGCAACAAAAAGGCGCCAGTGCTTTTGAATTTCACCTGGCGCCCGTCAATGGTCAGTATCTTCTCCATATATTACACCCCTATTCCGATGAATCCGTTACATTAACCGTTACGGCCACAGCATTCCCTCTTGTGAACTCAACCGTGACTGTATAGCTACCTTCATTGAGTTCGGCGAATACTGCCTGGTCGATAGTTACATCTTCCCCGGCCACAGTCAAATAAGCGCCGCCGATTGGCACACCGTCAAGCAATACATTTTTCACTGCAGTTGTGCCAGTTGAAGTAACACCAACAGTAATATCAGCGGGGCTGTTCTTATCAAAGGTCAGTGCCGTTTCATCAGGAGTATTGGTTACGGCATTTTTAAGATATACAGCAGTGTAGAAATCATCATACGGCGTCTCGCCTTGCTTAACCCTGGCCTTCACGTCGCCGGTATCTGGTGCAGGTCTGGCTGTGATGTTCAATGTCTCTGTTTGCGGCTCTTTTGTGTTCGTCCTGGTAGAGCCGGACACGCTGGGCCGGGACGCAAGGACGTAATAAAGCACATGCCGTGTTTTCTTGGCATCGCCGTCAAATTCAAACATCAGGGCGAAATGCTTTGCTTTGGCGTCCTTGTTTTCGATTAGGGCACCGTTGGTGTCCTCGATTTCGCCCAAGACGTCTTTCCGGAAATCATCAGGGATGAGCGCCATTTCCAGGCTTCCGGTGTAGCCGTCATTGGTGTTTTCCTCATAGTACACCATGTCGTCGGCGTAAAACTGAACGCTTTCCCCCGCGGCATCCAAGGTTAAGTTTACTGCGCCCGGAATGCGCTTAGGGGTACCGTATTCTACTTCGCCGCCGGCTTCAGTAACAACGGCATAATGCACGTTCTTCAAGCCGAATTTCACTTTATTTCCCATCAGCTTTTTCCTCCTTAAATTTCATAGAGGACCTGGAAGAGGCCCTCGCCCTCGATATAGGTGCAAGGACGTAATAAAACACATGCCGTGTTTTCTTTGCGTCGCCATCGAATTCAAACATCAGGGCGAAATGCTTTGCTTTGGCGTNCTTGTTTTCGATTAGGGCACCGTTGGCGTCCTCGATTTCGCCCAAGACGTCTTTTCGGAAATCATCAGGGATGAGCGCCATCTCCAGGCTGCCGGTGTAGCCATCATTGGTGTTTTCCTCATAGTACACCATGTCGTCGGCGTAGAATTGGACGCTCTCGCCGGCGGCATCCAGGGTTAAGTTTACTGCGCCCGGAATGCGCTTAGGGGTACCGTATTCTACTTCGCCGCCGGCTTCAGTAACAACGGCGTAATGCACGTTTTTAAGACCAAATTTAATCTTGTTAGACATTGGCTTTTTCCTCCTTAAATTTCATAGAGGACCTGGAAGAGGCCCTCAGATTCAATATACGTCTCGGTTTTCTCCCAGTAGATATCGTTTGCATCAAAAAGACCCTCGATCAGGGCCTCTGCTGCCGGGTCCTTTGTTTTGGTGTATAGTTCCACCTGGTAGTTATCGGCCTGGCTGTGTACCTTGTTGTCAGCTCCGAAATTAGAGCTGTAGCTGAACAGATAAACTATATAGGGTAGTGTCGGCGGCGACGTGAAGTGATGATACGCCACCGGCAGGTTGGTCGTTTTTAACAGTGCAAACAGTGCCGCTTCATCCACGTTTGATCGCCTCCTCTACCTCACGGGTAAATTCCCGGATCACTTCCTCTTCAGCTGGCCGGACGTGTGGTATCCCCTCTACTCTACCGCCACCTACTTTCGCATGGCCATGTTCTAATAGGTGAGTAAGCCGGTAGTGCGGCGCCTTTACGTGTACAATTCGCTTGTGCGGCTGACCTACTTCTGGTTCGGTTTTCATGGTCCAGGACTTAGCATAATTACCGTACCGTTTTGGTGAGGTTTGCTTTAGCTGCTTGACTGCCGCCTTGCCGATTCGTTCACTGC